TAGGCGTCTTTGGAACGTCAGTTTCTTCGTAATCCTCATCCTCGTCATCCGTTAAATCAGGTTCTTCACCATCATCTTCGGAATATTCAGCGGCGTCTTGGTTATCATCATCCGCTTCAAGTTGCTCCTCTGGTTCATCCTCTACCGCCACTTCGGCTTTGGGTTCATCCTTCGCAGGGGCAAGCAGGCTATCAACAGCCGCTTCAATTGTGTCAGTCGTTTGCACGGTCCCGATCCTGTTTTGCCTCGACAGCCTCGGCGTCTAATCTCGCTTGGAGGGCGTCAAGAATTACTTGGACGGCGCGAACACTTGCGTGAGCCGCCGTTATTCTCGTTATATCACAAGTCGCGTCTAAAAACACCCCCACCGCATCATCGCGGATTTCACCGATCACGGCTTTGAAAACGTGATCGGCTAGAAGGGTTTTCGCCTCAGAAGCCCGTTGTTTGATTAGGGACAAATTGCATCCTCGGCATTTGCTGTTCACGCTTAATTGCGTTCAAATCTAACTGAACGCCCGTCTTTGCTAACAGTTCCCCAGCCCTGATTGCAAGGTCTTGGGCCATGCGGTCGCGCTCGCGGTCATCATCCATCCGCATTTTCTCTGCGTCTAGCTGCACCTTCGCCATGTCAACCTGTGCGCGGGTGGCCGTTTTCATCTGCTCAGATTGCAAGAAGGCCATGTTCGGGTCAGATGGTTGTTGCGGTTGCTGGCCTTGTGCCGCCTGTGCGGCCTGCATCATCAGTTGCTGTTCGATCTGCGGGTTCATTTGGTTGTAGTAGCGATCAGCGTTGTGGATGCCAGCCATGCCCAGAATATCCGCCAACGTGTTGCGAATGCCCGTCATGGTCACAATGCCGTTGCTAGGACCATAGGTCTGCCAAACTTGCATCTGCGTCTGCATGGTCATTTGCAGCGCCGCAATGCGATCATCCCGGTGATTGTTCCCTAGACCAACATTTGTCACCAAGTCCAAGTCACTGGTCCATGAACGCGGGTCAACAGGCACAAACTGCCCATCAAGGCGCATCATCTCGTCTAAATTAGGATTGGCGCGGGCGATCTGTGCAATCAGGCGGAACATCTGGCGCATCCCGCCTTCTGCCAAGTTGCGGGCGATAAGCTCAGAGACTGCGGAAGCGGCCTGCACAGCAGCATTCACGCCTGCGGCTGTCTGCGACTGCAAGGCGTTAGCATCCATGCCCATAGCGGCCCCTGTGACGCCTGTCTTGGCACGAATAGCCTCGTCGTAGAACTGGATTGCTGGCAAAGCAGCCGTTGCAGCGTTCCCAATCGCAAACTCACGCAGCGCGTTGATGTCTTTAACGCGGACAATCCCGCCGATCTCGTTATTTAGAAGATCGTCCATGTTGACCATATTGGTCACAGCCATGACGCGGGGGTTGTTTGCCATTGCTAGGCCGTCAAGCAGGCCGCGCAGAAGAGATGTCGATGCGTCTTGGTCTTCAATCACAATCTCAGCCAAGGAGCGCCCAAAGAACGTGTGCGGTTCTGGGTCAACCTCAAAGATGGCAAACGGCACATAGTCGCACAGTTCATAGTCAAGGATTTCGTAGTCGTTGCCAGCGCAGATGAATTTATACATACGCGGGACGCCTGTGCCTTCGATGTCCATCCGCATATATGCTTCGGTCATTTGGACCTTACGCATCGACGGATCAGCGGCATTCTCGTTATCGTCGTTGTCACCCCAGCCGCGACGAGCCATTTCTTCTTCGTCATCAACCGTGCCATCTGACGATCCGGCAAGGTCATAAACAGTGTCAAAGTCAAAGCCCATTGCTACTAGATCGCCAACACGCGCTTCGCTGGTGTGACCGCAGACATAGCAATCGTCGATTCTCACAGCCATGCGGTCGACAAAGAAGTCTTCCGGCGCAACGCTTTGGATTTTGATCTGGCCCTTGACGGATGTGCGGGCAACGCGCAGTTCATAGCTTGCCATGCGCGGTTGGATTTCCACGCCCATCTCATCAATTACAGCTTCGCCAATGATTTCTTCCTCTTGCTCAATGATTTCGACTTCTGGATCGCTTTCAATGAACGCAAGTTGCTCAGGCGTCAGATCACTGTATTCGTCAATCTCAACGTGTGGCACTTCGTCATAGTAAACCTTTGCAACGCCAACCTTCTTGATCAGCGCATCATGGAACACATCTGACAAGACACGGAAGCCATTGTTCCGTTCGAAAACAAACTTGGCATACTTGGTTGCTTGGTCTGCACCCATGACAGATTGCGGAGAGTTAGGGATAAACTCCACGGGCTTGTCAGACTGCAAGAACACCCTCATCAGGGCTGGCTTGATTGCTCGGATTGTATCGCGGACCTTTGTAGCAACAACCTTTGACCGACCCTCTTCGAAATCAACCGCCGATCTGCCATCGAAGTATTTCTGGGCGCGGATGCGATCCGGCGCAATTTCGCTTTCCACAAAATCAACAGCTTCACGCACAGCATTGGTGATGGTGTTCTGGATTTCGTCATCCGTAAGGCGTTTGGGCTGCATTCTTATCTCCGATCTTGGGAAAGCAATCCCGGTGTAACGCGGGCCGTTTCAGCAATTGCACGAACTGGATTACGCACGAGCGATTGCAAAGGCGCAAAACGCATTGCAATTTGTGAAGCAGCAGGGGCAACAGCACCAGCCGCAGCCGCAAGACCAGCAGCAACTGGTCCTAAGCCAGCTTGGTAGCCAGCCCCGCCAGCCAATGTTGCCAGTGCAATTGGTAACGCTTCGCTAATTCTGCGAACACCGCCGGGCGATGTCGCTGGTGCGGAACGAAGTATTGCCGCCGCCGATCTGGTAAAGTCCGTCATTGGGGTTGTTCTGCCAGTAGCATAAGCCTCACGGCCCTGCGCTCGGATCATAGATTGGTTAAGTTGAGTTGGGGACAAGATGCCGCGTTCTGCCGTTGCCCTGCTTGCAGCATCCCGAACCCCGATGAAGTTCCGATATGCTTCACGCGCTTTCGCAAGTGCAAAAATGTCATCTGCACGACCAGCAGCGGTCAATGCTTCATCTGTCATGCCATCTAGCAATGTGCGTAGATCATGCGCTGCGGTGCGTGTTGCTGCATCAGAAGAAACTGTTAGACCCCCAATATCAGACCTCCATTGCTTCAATCGGTCCAATGAAATCTCTTTTCCGCTTTTCTCAAATGCTTTAATTTCGTTAGCAATTCCGCGAACTCTTGGCGTCAACTGCCCTGCTGGCACACGCTCAATATAGTCTGTTGCGATTTTCAAAGCAGCAGATGCGTTACCTGTTGACGGGATTACATTGATGCCAGCAACGGCGTCATCCATTTGTTTCACAATGAATTTCTGAGTTGCTGCAAGATTTTCAGGCGTTGCAACTTTTGCGGTGCTTCCAAGTTGCTGCATTGTTGATGCGGTGAACGCTTTAAGTTGATCATCCGTTGCTTGCAGACGGCCTTCCAACCCCATCAACGCTTGCGATTGAAGACCTTGACCCGTTGAGACATCAACGCCAGCTTCGCGCAAAACATTCGCCATGCGGGCAGTTTCATCATCGGCAATGAAAGCACCGGGCTTCCCTGTCAAAAATGCAGGGGCAACAACACCAGCTAACCGCGCTGCTGGTTCAAGAAATGAACCCTCAGTTGCATAACCAAGACCTTCGGAAAGAAGGCCCCCAAGTGCCGAAACTTTGCCACCAGCGCCACCGCCCAACAATTCGCCAGTAGTTCCCACCGCACCGCCGAGAAATCCCGGAGCGCGATAGTTTGCATAACCGCCAGTAAGGTCATTCACTGCTGATTGGATAGCTTGACCAGAAATTTTGCTTTGCGGGACATTTTCCGGGATCAACCCAATTTTTTTAAGTCCAGCATTCACCAAATCATCAATTGTCCCCGGCAAGCCAACCAATTGTGATGCGCCACGCGTAACACCAGCACCAAGGCCAGTAAAAGTTTCTAACGCTTGTTGCGACAACGGTTTTTCTTGCATGGCTTTTAACGCCATTTCATTCATTGCCGCAGCACGTTCCGCCGATCCGGGTTGCAATTGTAGTGTTCCAGCTTTTGCGGCTTCGGCGCGTTCACGCATGATCAGGCTGTTAATGGCCTGTTTCATTGTTGCCTGATCTGTGCCATCTGGAAATTGAAGAACGCGACCGTCTGAAAGTTTGACGCCAATCATTCAAATTCCCCTGTTGCTGTATTGAACGTTAGAGTTGGCGAAGCGGTAGTGCCTCCGCTTGTTTCAGTGGAAGCAGGCGCTCTAAAATTGACCAACGGGTTCTGCCGAGACTGCAAAAGTTCAAAGGCTTTTGCGCGGTCTATCTCACCAGCGCGGAACCTCTGCGCGATTGTAGCGCCTTCGGCATCATATCGCGCAATAGAGCGCATGGTGTTGATGATCAGAGCGTTGCCACCGGGTTGATTTATAATGCGCGGAAGCGATTCCTTAAACAACGCCAAGTCTGCATCAGACATCGTTCCAGAACCGGGCGGCCTTTGTTCTGGAACAAGGCTGTTAATGATTGCCTGTGCAGCTTGAACGTCGCTTAACCCCTCCGTGTTAAAGCCCAGTTTTCCAGCAGCAAGCGTTATCGCACCTTCCATACCCTGCGGCGTATTTGCCAAGAGCGATTCTAGTTGGTCAATTCGGCCAAGGTTTCGCACAGCCTGATTGCCAGCTACCGAAACATCTGCAAGGGATTTTGCATCAAGTTTTGCAAATTCTTCCTCAAACTTGCTGCCTGCGCCTGTGTTTACGTTGACGGTAGGGCCTGACCCACCGATTGCCGTAACTTGCCCATCAGGCGATAGATTAAACAGCTTTTCAGCATCTGGCCCAGTTAGACCAAGTTGAGCGCCAGTTACTTGACGATAACCCGGCTGCGGGTTTTGCAACTTCTCAAGTTCAAGTTGCGCCTTTTGAAGATTGATAGCAGCCATTGGATCAGCTGGTGTCAGCGCCATCTTAAGCGCGTTAACCACATCCCCAGTGGCTTGTGCATACTCCAAAGCCCGTGCTGCTTGTGGCGTGTTAAGTTTTGACAAATATTCCAAGGTGCGATTGCGCTCTGCTTCCACTTTGCGTTCTTCGATGCCGCCTTGAAGCTGACCGATCAGCCCTTGGTTCGGGTTCATTGTCATT